TCAGATCAGTTCCACCACGGTGCGGGGCCGGCCCATCAGGCGGGACAGGGCTTCGTGCGCCCGGCCGAGCCACTCGTCGGCCGTCGGTTCGAGCGCGTCGGCGCGGGTGTGGCCGTCTCCCGTGGCGTGGAAGTCCCGGGTGGCGCGGATGACGGCGGCCCGGACCCGACCATCAAGGGCCGCCTGCCAACGCCAGACGGTGAGCGGGGTGCCCTCGATGGTCTGATCGGGATCGACGGCCGCGAGGGACGCCGCGCCCCGGGCTTGCTTGCCCGCGCGCCACTCCGTCAGCACGCCGGCGATGGCGTCGGCCTCTTCGCGCACCACCGGGGTCAGGCGGGCGTCGGTCCAGGTGCCGTCCAGGCCGGTGCGAAGGCGCAAGGCGGTCACGTCGACGGCCGGATACCAGCCGTCCGGATCGACGGCGATGATTACCGGATCGGCCGGGGCGGCGGTGTGCGGAATGACGGAGACCATCGGATCCACTCCCTGGTGTCACCAACCGGCCCGACCGGGCCGGCGCCTTTAGGCGGAGCCCCGCGACGTCGAAGACGGAGCCGGGGCGATCCTTCAAACGAAGGGATGAGATCGGGACGGGCGAGGCGACAGAACCCGCCCCGATCCCCAGCGTGCGAAGGAGGAACCCGGATCCCCCGCGCGCTACTCAGGGACCGCCGACCCGGGATCCGGATCGGCGGTCGGTTCGGCGGCGATGGCTTTGCGGACACGGTCGAGGGCTTTCTTCACACCGGCGCCCCGGTCGAGGGCATAGGCCCGCTCGAGCCGGTCCAGGGCGAGGCCCGGGTCGGTGTCCTCAACGGCGAGGCCGAGCACCTTCAGCGCCTTGGCGCGCACCGGGTCGTGCATGTCGTGATCGGCGGTCAGGCGCAGGGCGGTGTCCAGGTGCGGCAACGCGGCCGGATCGTCGGCGGCGGCGTTGGCCAGTTCCTCCACCAGCCAGGTCGCGGCATCGCGGTCGAAGCCGTCGGGCATGGCCAGGGCGTAGCGCACCACATAGCCCGCGATGCGCAACACCACCGGCCAGGATTGGGCGTCGCGCGCCCAGATCATCATTTGCACCACGACGGCGTCCTGACGCCCGCTGTCGGCCTCGATCACGCCGTCGACGTAGGGCATGTAGCCGGGCAGCAGCCCCGCCTTCATCTCGCCCCGGGTCGCCATGGACTTGACGGCGCGGATGCGGTCGAGGTCCGCCTTCAGCCGGCGCAGCATGACGTCCAACCCGGACGTCCCGGCCGAGGCCGGGGCGCTCCCGGGGTCGGCCGCCCGCGTCGCATCCATGCGGGCCAACGCGCGGGCGCGCGCGATCTGGGCCGGGGTCGCCATCACGCCCACCCGCCGGCGCCGTCGGGCACCTGGATGCCCTCGATCAGGCAACAGGCCCCGGTGTCCTCGATCACGTACCCCTCGTTGACGGACTGGAAGTCAACGATGCGGTCCCAGGACGGCTGGTCGTCGATCTGGCGGCGCCGGGTCCCCGTCTGCCAGTAGATGGACAGGTTCTTCGGGTTGGCCAGCAGGATCGAGACGGTGGGGAAGAACGGAACGAACTGGGCGGTCTTGCCGCCCACGGCGCGGTGCGCCTGAAGGGTCTTCAGGGCCTCGGCTTCCGTGGGCGTGCCACTATGGACCTCGATCAGGCCGAGCATGCGTTCGCTGTATAGGGAGCGCCCGCAGATGGCGATGATGTTCGGATCGTCCTTGTACCAGTCGTCGAGGTAGCTGTTGACGGCGTCGAAGATCAGGCCGTCGAGGGTCTTGTAGTCCGCCCCCGCCTGCTCGCCCACCTTGGGGCCGGTGTACACCCGGGCCGGGTCGACCGTGCGTAGATATTCCAGCCAGCCCACGTTGACGTCCTGCAACAGCGGGTTGGCGACCGGGTCCGTGGTGGCGGCAGCATGGGTTCCATTCCAGCCGATCATCAGGCGGTCGCGGGCGATCTGCTCGACCACCTTGTTGCGCACGCGGGTCTGGAAGTCCGGGAACTTGGCCCAGGCGTCCAGGGTCTCGTAGCGAACGAAGCTGTCAAAGTTGGTCTGGACGGTCTGGTAGTCGCGCCGCCCCAGGCCGTGGATGTCGCGGGGCTGGCGCGGAGCGGTGGTGGTGTCGGTGCGCCCGGCGATCGGCCCGGTGGTGCCGAGGCCGAGGACCTGCCCGGACGGCTGGGCGACCCCAGTCACGTTGACGCGCTGGAGGAACTCGGCCGACTGCTGGATCCGGTTCTCCAGGGTCTGTTCGACGGTGGGTGCGACCGCGAACTTCTGGGTCGCGTCGGGGATCCCGTTCAGGCGCGCGAGGTCCGCGCAGTAGGCGTTGAAGACGCCGCGGGTGTCGTTGCGCATGCCTAGCAGTCCGTCTTGAGGGAAGCGGTGGAGGTGCCGCCCGCCGACAGGGGCCGGCCGGCGGTGGCGGGGATGTGGGACAGGGTTTCGAGGAGCTGATCGAAGCGCGCGCCCAGGGCGTCCATGGGGGCCCGGTCATCAGAGGGGGCGGCGGGCGACGTCTGACCCGGAGCGGAGGTCGAAGACGCGCCCGCCGCCGTCGCCGGCGGCTGCGTGGGGGGAACGGCAGCCGGGGCCGGCGAACCGGAGGCGAAGGTCGTGAGAGTGCCCACGGCCCCCGCGAGTTCGGTGATGGCGGATTCCAGACCGGTCAGGCGGGCGTCGGTCTTGCGCCCTTCGCCGCTGAGAAGCTGGCGGATGCGCTCGACGAAGCCGGTGTCCGGGGCGTCCTCGGCCAGCGGGCCGGTGTGCTCCACGGCCTCGCTGAACAGGTGGTCGCGCATCGGCTCCGGCAGGGTGCCGGCGCTGGCACTCAGCTTGATGAGATCGGTCCCGAGCGACGCCGGCGTATCGGTCACCGACAGGCCGACCATGTACGCCTTGCCGGAGCCGGCCATGTTCGGCGCCATCTCGATCGACCAATAGGACTTGTCCCGGTTCTGGGCCAGCGTGACGAGGCGGTCGGTGGCGTCGACCTGAGCGAACAGGACGCGGGCGCCGGTGGCGCTGTCCGTCTCCGCCCGCAGGGCCAGGACGTCGCCCAGGGCCGACAGCGGCGAGTCCGGCAGGATGGAGCGGAAATGTTCGACGAACACCCGGGCGCCATAGGTGCGCGGGTTGTAGGTCTCCGCCATCTCGTCGATCTGCTGGGGCGTGATCTCGCGCCCGTCGATGGTCTTGCCCGACTGGCAGACCCGGAACCACTTGGTGCGCACGCGCTCTCTCCGTTGATTGGACGGGTTCACTGTCGGGCAGCGTGCGCGGAGGGATTGGGCGGAGACCAGGGCCTCGCGGTTGGAATGCGGGCATTCCAACCCGCGCAGGCGTGCGTTGTGCGGATTGGCGCGGCCCCATGGGCGCCATGACGACCGACACCACACCGCGCACCGCCGCCCGCGCCCTGTACTGGCAGGGCCACGCCGTCGCCGATATCGCCCGGCGGCTGGCGATCCCCTATGGCACCGTGGATAGCTGGAAGCGCCGCGACCGGTGGGACGAGGCCCCGCGCGCGGCCCGGATCGAGGACGCGGCCGAACGCCGGCTGGCCGTCCTGATCGCCACACCGGACAAGTCCGAGCGCGAGCTGGACGAGATGGAGCGCCTGGGCCGCCTGATCGAACGCACCGCGCGCGTGCAGAAGTACGAGACCACGGGGCGCGAGTCCGACCTCAACCCCGCGATCCAGAACCGCGCCGAGGGCCGGCGCAAAGCGAAGGTCGCCAAGAACACCCTGACCGAGGATCAGGTCGCCGCGTTGCGCGCCGACTTCCACGCCCACCTGTTCGCCTATCAAAAGACCTGGTGGCGGGCGAAGGCCGAACACAAGCGGCGCAATATCCTGAAGTCCCGCCAGATCGGCGCCACATGGTACTTCGCCCGCGAGGCCGTGTTGGACGCCCTGGAGACCGGCGACAACCAGATCTTTCTGTCCGCCTCCAAGGCCCAGGCCCATGTGTTCAAGAGCTACATCGTCGCCTGGATCAAGGACGTGACGGGCGTGGAGCTGCAAGGCTCGCCCATCAAGCTTTGGAACGGCGCGGAGCTGTACTTCTTGGGCACCAACACCAAGACCGCCCAGAGCTACCACGGCCACGTCTACCTCGACGAATACGCCTGGATCGGCAAGCTGGCCGCGTTCAAGAAGGTCGCCAGCGGCATGGCGACGCACAAGAAGTGGCGCCTCACCTACTTCTCGACCCCGTCGACCATCGGCCACGACGCGGCCGCCTTCTGGGACGGGCGCGAGTTCAACCGCGACCGGCCGCGCGAGGATCAGGCCGCGTTCGTGCTGGCGCACGAGGTGCTGAAGGACGGCGCCGTCGGGCCAGACGGCGTGTGGCGCCACATGGTCACGATCGAGGACGCGGCCGCGCAGGGCTGCGACCTGTTCGACCTGGAGGACCTGCGCAGGGCCTACAACGCGCGCGACTTTTCCAACCTGTTCCTGTGCCAGTGGGTCGACGACGCGGCGTCGTTCTTCACCTTCGCCGAACTGCAAAAGTGTTCCGTGGATGCCTGGGACGCGTGGCCGGACATCCCGGACGGGCCGAACCGCCACAACATCGGGCCGGTGTGGATCGGGTACGACCCGAGCCGATCGCGCGACGATGCGTCGGTCGCGGTGATCGCTCCGCCCAAGACCGAGGGCGGCGCCTATCGTGTGGTCGAACGCCTGACGTTCAGTGGTGTGGACTTCCACGCCCAGGCCGAGGCCATCCGCCAGCTCACCACCCGCTACCGGGTGGAGCGCGTCGCCGTCGACGTCTCCGGCATCGGTGCGGGCGTGTTCGAGATGGTGCGCGGCTTCTGGCCCGCCGCCGTGGCGATCACCTATTCGGTCGAAACCAAGGCCCGCATGGTTCTGAAGGCCAAGCACCTGATCAGCCGCCGCCGCGTCGAATGGGACGCGGGCCAGACCGACATTCCGCTCGCCTTCCTGGCCATCCGCCAGACCATGACGCCCACCGGCCGGCAAATGACGTTCCAGGCGTCGCGGTCCGAGACCACCGGGCACGCGGACGTGGCCTGGGCGATCATGCACGCCCTCGACCGCGTCGAGTTCCGCGACTTCGAAGACACCGGCGGCGGCCACCCAACCGGCCGGCGCGGCTTTGTGGAGTTCTGTTGATGACTGACACCGCCACCCCCTCCGCCGCCCCGGCCGAGCCGCACGTCGAGGTGTTCTCCTTCGGTGAGCCCGAGCCGGTGTTGGATCAGCGCGAGATCCTGGGCTACTTCGAGTCCGCCTGGAACGGGTCCTATTACGAGCCGCCGCTGTCCTTCGATGGGCTGGTCCGCGCCCTGAAGGCCAACCCGCACCACGAAAGCGCGGTCGGCCTCAAGGTGCAGATGCTGGCCAGCCTGTACCGTCCCTCGCCCCTGTTGTCGCGCGCCGCCATGACCCGGATCCTTCAGGATCGGATCGTGCTGGGCAACGCCTGGATCGAGCGCGTTGATTCGGTGCTGGGCCGGCCGATGGCGCTGAAGCCCACGCTGGGCCGCTTCACCCGGGTCCGGCGGGACGGCCGCGTGCTCATGCTGATCGACGGCCGGGAACACGATCTCGCCGGCGAGGTTCTGCACCTGCAACAGCCCGATCTCTCCCAGGAGATCTACGGCCGGCCGTCCTATGAGGCGTGCCTACAGTCGGCGTTGCTCAACGAGGCCGCGACCCTGTTCCGCCGCAAATACTACGTCAACGGGTCGCACGCCGGGTTCATCCTCTACATGACCGACGCGGCCCAGGATCAGACCGATATCGACGCCATGCGCAAGGCGCTGAAGGAGAGCAAGGGGCCGGGCAACTTCCGCAACGTGTTCATGTATGCCCCCCAGGGCAAGGCGGACGGCCTCAAGGTGATCCCCATCGCCGAGGTGACGGCCAAGGACGAGTTCCTGCACATGAAGACCGTCACCCGCGACGACGTCCTCGCCGCGCACCGCGTGCCGCCGCACCTGCTGGGCATCGTGCCCCAGAACGCCGGCGGCTTCGGCGACGTCTCCAAAGCCGCCCCCGTGTTCTGGTACCTCGAACTCCGCCCCCTCGCCATGGAGATCGAATCCGCCATCAACACCTGGATGGGGGACGAGGTGGTGGGGTTCGATGCGTTTGGGATTCTTAATTAGACGGCGCCAAAATAAGTCGACAATAACAACGGGCACCAATCAATAAACAGGACAATAATTTATTTATGGAAACGATTTTCATCCATCACTAATCGCGGGAACCTAAAACGAAGCGATATTTTTTCGCCTCGGCGTCCATACCTCTGAATTGTAAATCGTTAAGCGCAAGATCAAAAGCACGCTGATAAGACTGATCGTGCGCAAGGGCACGATAGAATGCGCTAGTGAAGGAAACTGCGGCTTCATCGCCAATAGACGAAACGCATCCTATGACAGCCTTTACATGCGGCGCGAGCTGATCAGCGATGCTATCAGAGTAGCAAGCGTTCATAACAACGCATTCTATGGATTCAGACAGTTTAATAAGCCCTTCAAAAGCAATAGACGAAACCGTCTTGGCCTCTCCATCTTTATCTTCGAAACAAAGAACACCAGCGCTCCCATGCCCGCTAAAATGAAGAATATTTGGAGAACTATTTAGAACCTCCATTTGAACCTGATCAACCCTAACCGCCCACGCATGAGTAATATTAATTTCCCGCTTTTTATCGTCAACAAGGCGCATCTGCTCTCTCAAATCTCGCGCCTCCTGATCGAGCCGCAAAAATGTGGTGTTTTTCGGAGACGCACACATCATAAGAACCTTCGTTTCCTTCATCTTAAATGTCCCCGCAATATTTGATATGACTGGATCGAAATCATCACCAAAAAGATCCCCCATCCCTTTCCGCTGATCATTTCGCTTTAGTTCTCCGTATAGCTTCTTGCCCTCCGCCCCCAAATAAAGCCTGTTTTTTAAATTGGGCTCCTTCTCTAGTATCTCGATCGACTTTTCTTTGTAGACAGCAGAGTCAGACCCAAATCTTGCGAAATGCTCGGCGAGCAATTCCCGTACACGAAAGCTGGCCTCTACATCAAACCAATCTATTGTAATATCTTCAAGTCCCTCGTAAAAAACCTCCTGGAGGCCCCTTGCAAGCCCTTCGCGAGCATCAATAGATTTTAAATAAGAGCCCTTATAAATAATATCCTGCCGCTCCATGGGGTCAACAATCTGCTCAGCGGCAAGTTGAAGCATCTTTGATTGCACATTTGGGGGCTGCGACTCCAAATCTATTAAAGGAATTCCAAGATCATTAATGCTTAGCATCTCATTTTCTATAATAGACCAAACAGAATACTGCTTAACTATAATATTATCATGCTGACCAAGCACGCGAACGAGAGCCCCATTAGAGTGGCGCGGATGAAACATGTTCTCAAACGCCCGGTTCAAACCTACCGCAATTAGCGCAAGCTTGAGAACCTCATCATCCGCTCTATCAACATTTATGCGAAAACCCGACAGATCGAGCTTTGACGGACTCGTCACCTGTAAAGCCGCCAGTGTTTTGATCTCAGGCTGGACGGAACCCAATGCGGTACATTCGTCCAACTGGCCAGCATACAGCTTTGCTGCGGCCGCCACAGCGGCAGCAATGATTTCCGGGTTTCCTACCTGTTGCAGCAGCGCTCTCTCCACCGACTGCATCGAGCCATCGCGCGTGCCCATCTGGGCAACACAGTTTAGGCACCATCGGGTGACTTTGTCGTCCTGCTGGGCACTCAAAAGGCCATTTATGGTCAGCTCAAGGCTGTTGCGTATATCGGGGGGAAATCGCGCGCCAGACCGGTAAATCCGCGCAACCTCTTGTAGTGCGACCTTCTTGCGCCGGTCATCACCGTTCTCAATTTCATAGCGAATGAAGTTCGCTTTTTCTTGTGTTATATTCTTTTGTATCACTCTTGTCTCAAGCCATGTTCGTATAAGAGACTAAATACTGCATTGCTCCAGGGCTCGAAGTCATCAGGATTGTTTGGGGGCACCGAAACGTCAAGCCAGTTTGGATCATTTAGCGACAACCGCCTTGTCGTAGGCTCGAACCAGTTGGGACACACCCACTCGAGAACAACCAATAGAACCCCAACGCCATCATCTCCCTCCGCTTCGAGAGCGAAAATCGGCTTAGGCTTTATAGGCTCGCCACCCTGAAAAGAGTGTAGAGAAAGATCAAGGTCAAGGAGGAGAATGCTCAGCGCCTTATCTGCCGTACCATAATCGCGCTGAGAGAACAAAGAGTAGTCACTATCAGTGACAAGTCCTGGAAATCCAATAGTCCTCTTGTTTGCAAATGTGTCACGGTCATCACGATACCGTCCAATTCGATATGACAAAAAACTACGATTCCTACGCACTAATGAAAAAGACCAAATCGTAGCGTAGTCATCGAAGTCTTGCGGCAGCATATATCTCATTGCGCCGCGTTCCTCTGCCGAGCGAAAAAGCTCGTCCGCACTGAGCGGTGATATGCCCGCACTTGAATTTCCGAGGAACACTCGGCTTACTCCAAGAGGCAAGCCCCTCTGAAGATCTCTGGTTCGCCTCCTAGCCGGAAATTTTTCCTTAAATTTTTTTGGAACATCAGGGGCGGATATAAATTCGCAAAGAAAAAAAATTCCTGGTTCGGTTCTATAAAACCGAGAATCATTCCCACGATGCAGAATATCTTCGCTCAGGCGGGCCTGGAGAGTTTTGTGTTGCGTCTTCCCTTTGAGGTGGTCTGGAACAATATTTGCTTGATAGGCGGCATCAAGAATCCCTCGAGCAGACATAGGTCTGCGAGTCCCCCTCAACACCCGCTCTGCGATCTCGAGATATGAATCCATCGTCCCACCTGCCGGTGTAATGGTAGGCGGCATTCCGTCTTCGAACAAGGGCCGCATCATAAAGCGCAGAAGCGCTAGGACAGTTCGTATAGTCCCACATCTGACCGACCACGGTCAGTCGCAGGGTGCGCCCAGATGTCGCAGCACCTGCAGGTCCATCATGGTCTCGGTCATCGTCGGGGCTCCTGTGGTTGGGCTTCGTTTGGCGACAAAACCCTACCGGAAACTCGCGATGACCACCGCTATGGATAAGCGGCCCGCCGCCGCCTGACTCTGGGCGGTCGCGGCGGCGCCCCCTTACCCGCAGCTCCTACACCACGCAACGGGGCGTGACCGCCGGGCGTGATCGTCCCGGCTGAAGAGGCCGGGGCCGTAGTACGTCCCGCAGGCGTAGTGCGGCGGGTCGAGGTAGACCAGGGCATCCGGACGGTCATAGCGGCTCAGCAACTCGTCCCACGGCAAGCAATCGATCACGGTGGCGCGCAGGCGGTCCTGGGCGACCATCAAGGTGTCCAGCAGGCGGGCGGTGTTCAAGCCGTTGGCTGCGTGACGGCGCGGACACCGCTCACCCGCCCAACGACGCCGGCTGTTCCAAAGGGCCCAGGCGGGGTCGAAGTTCGGGTTGGGGCGTCTCGGGCAATGCCCCGCCTTCGCCGAGCCGGGCCACAACGCCACCCAACATGCGCTGCCCCATGGGCGCTAGGTCGCGGCGCCACAGGCTGGCCGGGGTGTCGTCGGCCCGCACGAAACACCACTCCTGAGCCACGATGGGGCCGGTGTCGTAGCCGTCATCCATGCGGTAGACCGTGCCGCCGGTGACGGGATCGCCGTTGTGGATGGTCCACCACACCGCGTCCCGGCCCCGATGGAGGGGCAACAGGCTCGGGTGATAACCGATCACCCCATGACGGGCCGCCGCGCGCGCCTCCGCCGGCAGGAACACATGGCAGTGCGCGGCCACGGCCAAGTCGCACGGCGGGATCGCGGTTCCGTCCAAGCGACGGCCGGGGCCGTGCAGGCTCAAGGGCACGCCCAAGGCGTGGGCGGCGACCGCCAACCGGTCCTCCGCGTTGGGCGCGATGATGTGCAAATCATGCCCCGCGGCCGCCAGATCGGCGGCGACGGTAGCAGCCAGCCACTTCTGGCCGATCACAACGATCCTCATGATGCCCCCAGGTACCGGAACCCCTGCACGGCACGCAGGTGCCCGCCGTAGCCGGATCCATGGCCCGCACGGCGCAGCCTGATGGCCGATTGGCTCTTGTTGCCGCCGATCAGGCTCGCGGAGACTTGCGTCCAGGCGGGATGCTTGCGCAGGGCGGCGGCAAGGCCGGGGTGGGAGGTGTGGAACAGGGTCCGCAAGGGGCGGCGGAAGGGATTGTCCCCCGCCGCCCAGGCGGCGCACACCGCGTTCAGGAAGGCCATGCCGACCCCGATGCCCTGCCACTCCGGCATGACCACCAGCCGACAGGCCCGGGCCTCCACGACACCGGGGCGCGTGGTGACGCCCAGGTGCGCGACCGGGCCGCCATTGACCGTGCCGACATAGCACTTGGCGGCGATCATGTTCGGCAACTTCAGATAATGATGCGGCTCGAATAACGGCCAGTTGGCCCAGCCGGTTTCCACGATTTCAAGGGGGAGCGGCGGTCGCCGTCGGCCCCTCCCCACGGTCACCGCGCCGGTGGCCGTGTCACAGCTCCAATCCGGATCCAGCCAATCCAGGATGTCGTCATGCGGGGTCAACAGGATCAGGCGGCCCTCGGGCACCGACCGGCGCCACGCCTTGGCGTAGGCGGCGGCCCCCACCCGGGCGATCTGACGGTCGAGGACGCTGGTGAACTCGTCGACAATCACCGGGCGGTCGGGCCGCGACAGGACAAGGCGCGCCATGTCGGCGCGGAAGCGTTCCCCGTTCGACAGCACGTCATAAGGCCGCAGCCACGCCGGGACGGAGCCCAGCCCGACGGCGGTCAGGACCTGCGTGATGCGATCAAACGGAAGGTCCGGTCCCAGGGCCTCGATCAGCGGCGTTCCGGCCGGCCACTCCGGCGCCCAGAACGTCGCGCCGATCCGGTCGACCAGGGCGCGGCCCAGGGTGGTCTTGCCGGACCCGGACGGGCCGTGGATGACGCCGATCCCGGTCCAGGTGTCCGGCAGGTCGACCGCGAGGGAAAAGCCCTCGGCCTCGCCCTCGCAGTTGAACAGGGACCGCACGCGGGCCGCGCGATAGCCCGGGCCGGCGGTCGGCCCCTTCTCAACGGTGATCCTCATACCGCCACCACCCGGAGCCGCAGCCCCATGGCCCGGAGGGCCTCGTAGGTGGCGCGCTGGTGGTCTTCGTCATCGCAGACGACGAGGACCGCCCACTGGGGGCGATAGGTGAAGCCGTTCCGTCCCGGCGGGGGTTTGGGTGCCATCGGGGGGCGTGTCCGTCTCTGGTGCTCCCCGGCGCCCGGATGGGGGGCTCGACCGGCATGGAGTCGCGGCCCTCCAAACGTTGATCACCCCACAACGGGGGCATTTGATGCTGATCAGGCCGGCGCTCAGGTCCTGGATTTCCCCAAGTTTTTTGCGGCAGGCGTGGCAGCGGATTGACTCCGGAAGCATGGTCGGTCCCCTTTCGTCGCCTCGCGGGCTCGCGAGGGCGGGCCGCGCTCCATGGCGCGTGACGTGGATCGTGGGGGAGGACCTCACTCCCGGCTCGGGGCGTTGGCGCGCCCCGGCCCCCGCCAGCCCGGCGGGGATGCCAAGGCCATCCTCCCCGCCGACGATGACCCCATGCCAGAACCGGCCGGTTGGAATGCCCGCATTCCAACCCGACGCCCACGAGCGGCCCCGCCCCGCGGTCGCCACTCCGCCGTCTGTCGTGCGCGGGGGGGAGCGGACGACACAAAAACGGCCGCGGATCTTTGCAGCGCCGAGACGGCCGGAAGCCGCGCAAGCCTTGGGCGTTTCGTGGTAGGATGGCGGAGGCCGATCTCTGCAATTCTCTGCACGCTTCGGCCTCGGGGCGGGACCCCGTCTTCACCCCCAATCTTTGGGGTGCCTCCGGAAAAGAGTAACCTTGGTCACATGGCGGGATTTTGCCCGCTAACCCTCTGATTTGCCGCAATAAAAACATTACTGCCGCCGGGTTATGTCGGGTAACATAAAGAGTAATGTTTTCAGAACACGTTGATTATACACGAATTTTTAGCGGGCGCACATGACCTTTGAAAACAGTAATGACATTACCTTTCCATTCCTCAATTGTTACCCTTCAGCCTGATCCGAAAAACCGCTTCGTTTCAACGCCCTATCCCTATTCTGATCTCTTGATTGCTAATGTTACTCTTTTCCGATGGGCAAAGATTGGGGCCGCCCCTCGCGCGCGCGGTCGACCCCGCATGGACATTCCCTATACCGCCCCCACCACGCGCTCGATGCCGGCATTCACGCCCTCGGCCGAGCTCACAGGCAGCCATGCCGCACACTCTCCCGCCCAGGTGCAGGGACGTCGCCGGCGGCCGCTGGAATCCCTCTCCGACCTGACGGGAAGCGACCGTCCTGGCATTTCCAAAATTCCCGTAAGCCTTTGATTTGAGACGGCCAAAGTCGGGGGCTTTGCCAAACGAGCGCCCTGAAACGGCAGCAAAAGCAAAGTCCTTTTAATCAGCGGGTCGCAGGTTCGAGTCCTGCTGGGCACACCAAATTTAAGTTATAAAGCAAGGGGTTAGCCGTAACCGGCTAGCCCCTTTGTCGTTCAGTTTACCAAATTTGGCAGGGCGGTTTACACTTTTGGCCCGGATTTGTTCCCATCATCGGTCGGCGTATCCTCGGCGGTCGCCTGATCCAGACGGTGGATCGCGATCTTGGCCCGGCGCCGGCGGCTGCTGTATTTGCGCGCCATGGCGGCGGTCTCATGGCCGGTGATGGCGCCAATGTCTTCCCACCCGAGCCCGAGTTCCCGCAGGCGCGTGGCGGCCGTGTAGCGCAGGCCGTGCGTGGTGACGCCCCCGGCACCGAGGCCCTGGGCCAGACCGGGCACGGCTTGCATGGCGTCGATCATCAGGTGGCGCCAGTAGTCCACGGTCAGGGCATAGCCGCGTTCCGGTGACGTGAGAACGCGGCTTCCCATGTCGAGCGGCACCGGCCGTCCCGCTGCTTTGAACGCCGCGATCCGTTCGGAGCGTGCGGTATCCCAGGCGGCAAGGGCTTCGGCCAAGGCCAGCGAGATCGGGACCTCGACCCGCGCTCCGGTTTTCTCCTGGGCGATCATGATCAGGCCCCCCTTCACATGCGACCGCGCCATGGCGGCGATGTCGCCCCCGCGCTGGCCGGTGTTCAGGGCCAGTTCAAAGGCCGTGCGTTCCAGGGAGCCGAGCGGCCAATGCGCCCGGAAGGCGGCAATTTCCGATTCCTCCCAGGGCCGGTGCCCCCCGTTCGTCTTCAGGCGTTTCGGCCGCGCGGCCGGATTGCCCGTCAAGCCGTAGAGCGAAGGGCGATCAACGGCATAGGACAGCAGGACGCGCAGGACGGAGACCACATAGTTCGCGGTGCGCGGCCGGCTGGCGTAGTGGTCGCGCAGGGCCAGGACGTGTTCTCGCGTAACCTTGCGCACCGGGTTCCGCCCCCAGCTTTCGCGGATCACATCCAGATAGCGCCGGTAGTCCCGTTGGGTCTTCGGGGCCAGGGATCGGAACTCGGGGCTGCCAAGATAAGCCTCGACCAGGGCGGCGAAGGATCCCGGCGCGACACCCTCGGGGCTGTCCTTGGCGGGCGCCAAGTCCTTCAAAGCCTGGGCAAATTCGGGCGACGTCGGATCGTCCGGCAAACGCAAGCGCGTGTGACGGTGGTAGTAGTAGGTCCGAACGGTGCCGTCGGCGAGCCGCTTCTTGACCGCGTGGACGTGACGGAAATCAACCCGCACCATTGATGTTGCCGGGCTCCCGGATTCCCCAGTCGATGGGCTCATCGTCCGCCCCTGTTCCGTTGGTGTCGAGTCCGGACTGGCGGTCCACGGCCAGATCGAGCGCCCGGCGGTCGTAGCGGCCGTCGGGATGGGCGCTGGGATACACCCCGTCCCGGACTCGGTGGTCGAAGGTGGTCGGCGAAATGCCGACGTAGTAGGCGGCCAGCTCCCGCGTCATGCGACGCGGGAGCGCCCCAAGCGGCCATGCGGTGGGTGTGCGGGGCATCGCGTCAGGTCTCGCCGTCGGTTTGATCGGTGAGGCGGGGCGGCCGTGCGGCCGCGATGCGCTCGACGCCGGCGGCATCGCCGTCGCGGTAGGCGGCGATCAGATCCAGCTCGGCGCGGGCAAACGTGCGCTCGCCGTAGATGAGATAGCGCAGGTCGAAGCCGAGCCCGATCAGCTTGAGCATGTCGAGGCCCTTCTTCGGCACCATGTTGCCTTGGGTGAAGTGCCAAAGGGTGGTCCGGCTCAACTGGCTAGCCTCCGCCAACGCCTTGGTGTCGGCAAAGCCCAGGCGGTGCATTTCCTCCCAGAACCGCCGGCTTTCGGTGCCGGGTCGGGTTTCGGTCCACTCGCCGCTACTGGGATTGTACCGCCGGGCGGACGGCTCGCCGGTCCCTTCGCGCCGATCGAAGTAGGAGTCCTCGAGGGCCTCGAACACCTCCCAGGCGGCGTCCGTCTCCAGCATCTTGGCGTGCCGGGCGGCGCCGCGCTGGGTCCAGAGGATGAGGGCGGAAACGGTCGATCCGATCGCGAACGGAGTATCTTTGAGATACTCGGTTCGGTCACGGAACATGCGGAGCTCGTCGCCCGTGATTTTGAAGTAGTGCTTGCCCTCGACGAACCGATCCGCGTTGCGCGTCATGTTCTGCCGAATGCGCACCGTCTCGGTGCCGTAGGCGGCGGCGAGGATCTCAGTGGTCAGCACCGGCTCGCCGCGATAGGTGACGGGGCGAAGGGCCGCGACGGGCACGGAGGCCAAGGTGGTGTGAATCATGGCGTGGACTCCTTCGGGGTGACAGAGGCACGGGACCGGCATGGTCAGTCCTCGGGGTGGGCGTGGGCGGCATGGGTGCCGCCGGCGTGGCGGAGGATGAGACGCGGCCGGGCCGCGCCATCGCGGCTTCGGCGCAGGCCTGCCTGGAACGCGATGGTCTGACTCCGGCCGCGCTCCCAGGCGGCGGCGAGCGCGGGAAAGACCTGGTCGTCGAACGGACAGGCGGCGGACGGGGCCAGGGCCTCGCCCGCCCTGGTGCCGGCGTCGTAGGCGCAGAATTGCGCCGTCGCCGGCCAGCCCTCGTTCAACAGGCGCAAGGCCTCCCGGACCATCGCCGGCGCGGTCATGACGCACCGGCCCCGACGGTCAGCGCGACCGCGATCGTCTCCCATTGCCGGACCGTCAGGTCGGGCGTGAACAACCCCAACCGACCCCGGCAGGGCGTGAACAGGAGCGGCCTGGGGTTCGCCAACACCCACCCGATCGGCCCGAAGAACCAGGGGCTCGGGTGGTCGGTCACGCACGCGACCACGTCGACCGCGCCGACGATGCCGCCCACCTGCTGGCGCTGCTGGGCCATCTGGATGACCTGATTGAGGTTCAGCGCGAGGAGTTGGTCCGGCTTGCGGCTGTGGTTCAGCTTGTCGCCGTCGGGGTCCAGGAACTCGACCAGCTCCCACCATTCCTCGACCACGGCATGGTCGGAGGCGATGGCGTCCTGGCGGCGGGTGGCGGCGGTGTGCAGGGTCTCCAGCACGTCCTGGCGGCGCGGGCCAGGGACCTTGCACAGGTCACACAGCACCTCGGCCATGCGCCCGGCCACGGGGCCGTTTTCCAACAGGAGGGCGGATTGGACAGGGGCGCCGGTGCGGGCTCCCTCTCCACTCAAAAATCGGCCCATGGTCATGGCCAACCCGTGGCGCACCACATAGCCCGCGATGCGCAGCACCACGGGCCACGATCGGGCATCGCGCGCCCAGATCATCATTTGCACCACGACGGCGTCCTGGCGGCCGCTGTCGGCCTCCATCACCCCGTCCACATAGGGCATGTAGCCGGGCAGAAGCTCCGCCTTCATCTCGCCCCGAGTCGCCATGGATTTGACGGCGCGGATGCGGTCGAGGTCCGCCTTCAGCCGGCGCAGCATGGCGTCGAGGCCGGTGGTCCCCGTGGGCGCGACAGACGGATCGGCCGCGCGCGCAGCATCCATGCGGGCCAACGCGCGGCCGCGCGCGATCTGGGCGGGGGTCGCCATCACGCCCACCCGCCGGCGCCGTCGGGCACCTGGATGCCCTCGATCAGGCAACAGGCCCCGGTGTCCTCGATCACGTACCCCTCGTTGACGGACTGGAAGTCAACGATGCGGTCCCAGGACGGCTGGTCGTCGATCTGGCGGCGCCGGGTCCCCGTCTGCCAGTAGATGGACAGGTTCTTCGGGTTGGCCAGCAGGATCGAAACGGTGGGGAAGAACGGCACGAACTGGGCGGTCTTGCCGCCGACGGCGCGCCCGGCCTGCATGGTCTTCAGGGCCTCGGCTTCCGTGGGCGTGCCACTATGGACCTCGATCAGGCCGAGCATGCGTTCGCTGTACAGGGAGCGCCCGCAGATGGCGATGATGTTCGGATCGTCCTTGTACCAGTCGTCGAGGTAGCTGTTGACGGCATCGAAGATCAGGCCGTCGAGGGTCTTGTAGTCCGCACCCGCCTGCTCGCCCACCTTGGGGCCGGTGAACACGCGCCCCGGGTCGGCCACGCGCAGGTATTCCAGCCAGCCGACGTTGACGTCCTGCAGCAACTTGTTGGCGACCGGATCCGTGGTGGCGGCAGCATGGGTACCGTTCCAGCCGATCGTCAGGCGGTCGCGGGCGATCTGTTCCACCACCTTGTTGCGCACCCGGGTCTGGAAGTCCGGGAACTTGGCCCAGGCGTCCAGGGTGTCGTAGCGGATGAAGCTGTCGAAGTTGGTCTGGACGGTCTGGTAGTCGCGCCGCCCCAGGCCGTGGATGTCGCGGGGCTGGCGCGGGGCGGTGGTGGTGTCGGTGCGCCCGGCGATCGGCCCGGTGGTGCCCAGGCCGAGGACCTGGCCGGACGGCTGGGCGACCCCGGTCACGTTGACGCGCTGGAGGAACTCGGCCGACTGCTGGATCCGGTTCTCCAGGGTCTGTTCGACGGTGGGTGCGACCGCGAACTTCTGGGTCGCATCCGGGATCCCATTCAGGCGCGCGACGTCCGCGCAGTAGGCGTTGAAGACGCCGCGGGTGTCGTTGCGCATACCTAACAGTCCGTCTTGAAGGAAGCGGTGGAGGTGCCGCCGGCGGACAGGGGCCGGCCGGCGGTGGCGGGGATCTGGCTGAGGACCTCGACGAGCTGATCAAGGCGCGCGCCCAGGGCGGCGACCGGGGCATCGTCACGAGTGGGGACCCTGAGCAACCGGGTCCTGGCCGCCCTGCGGAAGATGTGCGCGTGGTGTGTCGAGCGGGGCATCCTCGAAACGTCACCCTGCGCCGACGTGTCGGCCCCGGCGCCGAAGGTGGTGCGCGACCGCACCCTGACCGACGCCGAACTGAAAGCCCTGTGGGCCACGAGCGACCGCATGGGCGCGTTCGGCCCCACGTACAAGCTGCTGATCCTGACCGGATGCCGGCGGGATGAAGTCTGCGGGATGCGCTGGGATGAACTGGACTTGGACAACCGGACCTGGACCCATCCCGGGCACCAGAACCAAGAACAGCCGGCCCCATGCCGTCCACCTGACCGACACGGCCCTCAGGATTATCGAGGCCCAGCCGAAAATCGCGCCCCAGCGGGGCAGGAAGCCCGTCTATGTGTTCACCACCGGGGGCGCGGCGCCGATTTCAGGGCACAGCGTCGCCAAGAAACAGTGCGACCGCCTCATGACCGAAATCACCGGCGACGACATCCAACCGTGGCGGGTGCATGATATCCGGCGAACCGTCGCCTCCGGCATGGCCCGCCTGGGCATCAACATTGCCACCGTCGAGAAGTGCCTGAACCACATCTCGGGGTCCTTTGCCGGGGTGGTGGGGGTCTACCAGCATCACGATTTCGCGACCGAAAAGCGCATGGCCTGGGAAGCCTGGGAGGCGCACGTTATGCGGCTGGCCCAGGGCACCGAGGCCGGTGGTAACCTGATCACGCTTGCAGGGGCGCGATCCGCCCGTGGTGAGCCGTGCCCATGA